TAACGCCGTTTTTATGTCCTACGGTTGCCAGCTTGCTCCTGCTTGCCTTAACAATCTTGTATGGAATATGTAGGGCATCCACAAGTTGTTTGTTTTCAAAGTGTGCTTGCAGGCGTTCACGCTTAACAATCTCATCACACTTCTTTTTTTGCAATGCAATCCGGGCTTGCTCCATCTGAATATCTGATAACATATCCGCACCCCCTAACCGTCTATAAATTCTTGCTTGCTGTCATCCCAAACAAGCCCCTCGCCTGCTAACTGTTGCTCGATAGTTAAATCTTGACTTTGGGTTGCTTTTTCAATTAGCATACTCTCTGCTATTTCCTCGCTAACTTTTTCACTCATCTGAAAGTTGCTTTTTTGTTGCCAAATCGCATAAACAGGATTTAGCCGCCCGGATAAAGCCGCCGTTGAGATACAAGCATTTATAACACTTTTCGCCCGGGCTATTATTCGCCCTGCCTCGCTATATCCGTCATTCTGCCATTTAAGAAGAGTAACACGACTAACACCACAAGCAAGGGTTAGCCCCTCAACACTAGGCGGCATTTTTGTTTCTTCGCATAACTTAAAATAATCGTCTATGCGTTGCTCAACCTCGGCAGGGTTGCCCTTTGATACAGGCGGCATTTTTCTCAACTTATTAAGCACTTGCATCTGTGAGGGTACAACCTCGTAATCGTGGTCGCTTAACACAGTCTTGTTGTTCGCCATTTATCTCACCTCTTTTCTAAAAAAAATCAATTTTTTATATGTAAATCCGTGCGTGCATATCTTAACATTTCGCACCCATCACGCTCCCGGCGCAATCCTAAGTCTATCGTAAAAATGATGTAGCCGTGCATGACATTGAGGGCATAAACTAGCAAGGTCGGTGTAAACATTCTCATTCCCTAGCGTGCCATAATGTAAATGATGTATCTCTAGCCGCTTTGTCCTTGTCTGCTTGCATCCGCACATCGTACAGTTAAAATTATCAATCTTTAATCTCTGTCGCCGTTTCTGTCGCCATTCGTCACTCAACAAATATGTGCTATACTCCGCACTATGAGTTTTCATAAAATCATCTCCATTTCTTATTATAATTGTATTAAAATATAGTTACTCATTAAATAAATAGCTCTCACAGGTTGTTGTTTATTCGTTCCGCTTGCCATTTCGCCGTTTCCTTCCGCTGAATCTCCGCTACGACACATAGTAGTAAATCCTTCGCAAATCTGTTATTTTCATATTTGATACAAAGCTCGTTATGAGTATCTAAAAATTTATCCCATTCCGCCTCGGTCGATATACCAACACTCAACCTGTGGAAGTTCCACGCATCCTGCCAAACATTAAAATATTCTGCTCTGAAATTATCGTTAGCCATAACAAAACCTCTCCTAAAAACTCAATGTCAACAAACATTTGTCAACAACCGTTCAAAGACTTTTATATAAAAAATAACCCCTATATTTAGTGTTTTTTATGTTTTTATAAACTCTTTTAAATGGTTGTTGACTTTGTTGACAAAACTCTCAAAGCCTTATGTAGCAAGGGTTTAACCGTCAACAATAGGTGTCAACATTGTCAACAATGTCAACAATGAATAGCTCTCACAGGTGTCAACATTGTCAACAATCAATCCGAGTTTGTTGACACTTTGTTGACATTTATTTGCGCTGAAACCCTCGTTGCGTTCCATACTTGCCGAACCGTGCTGACGATTTTAACCGCTCCCATTCCGGCATACCTGCTATGATATTGTTAAGCTCGGTTATCTCCCATTTTTGCGGTCGCCTTACCTCGCCCAACGCCTCATACCATATTTGAACGGCGCACACTCTCGATTTTAGTTGCAAATAATCTTCAATTAGTCCGATTTTGCCATCGTCAACCCTTGCATCCTCTTGTAGCTCCGCCGCCGTACCTAACACAACCTGTGGAAGTATCAACTTAACCTGTTCCGTTTTGTAGATATGTAACGCCTGCGCCCAAGCCTGCTTGAAGTCCTCTATTGCGTTTTCGTCAAATAAACTTTTTGTCGGTGGATTAGCTCCGACTTCGACAACTAAAAACCTCCGGTTGCCTGTTTCGTCTGTGAGAAAATTCTCCTTGTTGGTCGTTCCGAAAAAAATACATTGTCGCAAAAACAAGTCACACCTACGCTCATACGGCAGGCGGATTTTGTCTTGCCGTGCACTGATAAATCGTTTAATGCTGTCAATTCCGCCTGCTGTCCGCTCCAATGATTTAAGCTCCGCCAACTCGACTATCCAACTACCTAAAAGGGATTGAACGGCGTTTGATGTGTCTAGGCTGTCTAAGCTGTCATTGAAATAATTATCATCAAGTGCTAGTAACTGTAAAAATGTGCTTTTGCCTAGCCCTTGCTCGCCCTTCAAAATAACGGCATAATCATATTTAACGCCGGGTTGGTATATTCGAGATATACCGCCCAACAAAGCTAGCTTCATAACCTCATAATTATAGTCGTTATCCTCCGCCCCTAAATAGTCCGGCAATAACCTGTGGATATTGTCCTCGCCGTTCCATTCGATACTCTCAAGCAAGTCCTTCACGGGGTGGAATTTATTCCGCATCGCTACATTCTTAACCGCATCAAAATAGTCTTGTCGGCTTGTCAATTTATAATCGCTTTGAACCATAGAAAAAAGCTCGCTGTCATCGTGAGTGTCCCAAGCTCGAAAATTATCGGAATACTCCCAAGGTGTTTCACCGCATAAATAAATTTGCTTTGAAAAATCATCAAACTTTACAACCCCTGCTACACGCCAGTCATTCTCTAAAACTATTTCCCAGTTTTTGCAACTTTGTTCAATTTTCCGTGAACCATTCGCCAAAACCTTATATGATAATAACGGCGCAACCTCTTCGACTTCTGTTAAACTCCCCCTTGTCGATAATTCTTCATTGTTCTTTTGCATACCTTCAAACTCTCCCTGTATAATAACAAGCGCAATTTTTCAATGCCTTATTGACGGCTAACATCATCTTGCGCTCATTCCGATAAAGCCCGGATTGACGAAAAATATCAATCATTATATCTGTATCGCCTCCGCACCAAAAACAAAGCCTGTTTGCAAAACTCATATCCGCCGATGATTGTGAACCATCGCCAAGCCCTAAACCTTCCCATTCGCCGTTGAATAAAGCTGTGAATATTTCGCCGCCCCGTGAGTGGGTTGCTTTTTGAATAACAGCATCCACGGTTGTTAGTCTTGCCGTTGTTGGTGCGTTGATAGGCTTGCAAACACCTGTGGTCGCCTTGCCTTTATCTCTCCGCCTTGCAATCCATTGATACAGGGTATCAAGTTCCTGTTGCTTGTCCGTTGGCTCTGCCGTGTGAACCGCTAAACCTGTCGTTGCACAATATCGCCCTGCGCCGTAAATCTCGACTTGTGAAGTCTTAACGCTTGCCGGAATGTTACCCTTGCAAATAATATGTAGCCCGGTTTGACTTTGCGAAAGCTCCGCATAAGTATCAGAAAAAGCATTTAATATATTCGCCGCAAGGTCGTTTGGCTTGCCGTCAATAACACAATGGTCGACATCAACAAATGATAGTCCATCATTTTCGCAAAAAACAAAACCGATACCATCAAAACCGCCTCGCTCAAACCTTGCAACCGCCTTGTTGTAACTTGCCCAACTGTTGCGGTTTGTCGTGCTTGCTCGTCCATCATAATTTGCGCTGTACGGCTCTTTTTTACCTTCCGGGGTTAGTCGCCATAAAACCCATTGAGGCAAGTTTTTTAATTCGTCGGGGAAAAATCCCCTCACAATCTCCATAAAATCACCTTCTTTTGTTTTGCTCATTACTCACGACACAACAAGTCGAGTTGCAGGTCGATTTTATTGATACAAGCATTATAAAAATCAAAGTCTTGTGGCGTATTGCTCGCCGCCTGCAATTCCTGCACTTTCGCAAGTAGCTCCGTGAGTTCGCTCTTATTAAGTTGTTGTTTTGTTGTATACACATCTTTTACCTCTCTGTTTTTTCTACAAACAAAAGATTTTTTGATGTCATACACCCCTCATATTTTATTTTGAATCCCCGGATGAATAACCGGGCTTGTCCCTTGTAATTTGAATCAGTAATGTATTTACTGATAAGATTTTAAAAAGATATACCGTTTATGTATTCTTTTACTTTGTCGGTTGACCATAGCACTCTTTTGCCAATTTGAACCTTTGCACCTGCCTCTGTTCCTAGCTTTGTCGCACTAACTCGCCCACAATGCAACAGCTGCATAAGTTCCGCCGTGTCAACACATATCGCCTCATTGAAGCTACTCCTCGATATTGTTGTTTTTCTCATACTTACTCACCTCTTTTCTTTTAAAAGTAATTTATTTTTTATTCCTTTGTTAGCTCAATTTAATTTAATCTAATCTTGTGCATTATAAAGAGTTTTAATGTTGTCTTATTCATTTTACATCATTATCCTTGCGATAAATCTTGTTGGTGTATTTTATTGTATATATCATTGTTTCCTAACTAGGCGTGCAGTACTATTTTTTTATGTTTTATCTTGTTTATATATATTCTACTACCTTTTGTCGAATTTTGCGCCTAAATCTAGTATTTTTTTTTAATTATGTTTCCACAGGTGTTAGCCCTGCCGTTATCATTCCGGGTTCACTAACCTGTGATAGCTCTATCCTTTACCCCTTGCCCTATATTCCCTTTTATTATCCTTGCTCAACAATTTACCGCCCATCATATCCAAGTGGCTTATTTTGGCTTGTGTGAATTTTAGGACATAAAAATAAAGCCGCCACTTGTTTACCTGTGACGGCTAAAAAGTTTGTTACTCCGGGCGCAACCAATTATATTATTATTTCTCTCTTGCTCTCAAAAATTCATACATCAATTTCATAACTAGGTCTTGTTCTTCTTTATTTAGCCTTTTGAATAATCTCTCAACCTCTTCATCGCTCATTTGCTCGCTTGTCTTACTCTCTGTTGTATTCATTTTGTTATCCCCCTTGTTGTTAGTTTTGGTTGCGCCCTTGCTGATTATATTTGTTTGTGGAGTGTATTGCAAGCATAAGTGCAGACTTGCACCTGTGAAAGCCATTTACCCTCTTGTTTTTTTTGCACCATAACACACCATTATTTGTACCATTTTGGCAATAATAACACAAAAAAACACGAAACAAGACAAAATCAATAATTTTATAAAAAACTCGCAACCCCTTGAAAAACCTAACTTTTTGACACAACACGAAACAAGACAAAATCAAATATAAACTTTTCAAGCTTGAGTGCTAATAATTTTTGTGAAAGTTTTGTGAATTCTCGTAAATACTAGGTTTGCGGCGGTTTTAAAAATTCTCATACATATTTTCCTTTCGCCAGCAAACAAACATCCAAAGACTGGCAGAAAACAGCGGTCTCTGGTTCATCGCCAAAAACCGCCCACATCCTTGCCACATCCTTGCCACATCCTTGCCACAGCTTTGACAAGGATGAGCAAGCTTTTATTTTCTGTTTACAGAATACGTATGAGTTTTGTCATATTTATTGCCATTAAGTTTGACGACCTCCAACTGCA